CGAAACAATCTGTCTGGACTTCCTCGAGAAGCGCCTCGCGATGCGCTCATTGTAGCCAGTGACCAACACGTTCGCGGACGGGTCACGCTCGATGCAATAGGCGCCATATCGAACCGTGACTGTCTCTGTTTTGCCATGACGTGGCGGCATGTGGATTGCGAGTCTGTCGATCTCACCACGCTCCACAGCGTCAAGGTGTGAAGCGATGGCGATGAGATGCCGAGCCGTAAAAGACCAGCCATTCGGGAGAGTCTCTCGAAGGTAGTCGAGATAACAGAGAGCCGTCTGCGCGCTAGTCTTCGTTTGGGCCTTCGCTGGCTGCGGACAGAAGTTGAACCGAGAAAGTTGCAATCTTCTCGTAGAGAGCTGCAATCTGCGCGGCGCTTTGTCCATTGATGTACCTCTCGCTTTGTGTCGTCCTGGCGATGACCTGAAGTGCTTTGAGATTGTCCTCGAGGACGGACGCCAGCAGATCATCAAGTGATACAGTCGGCGCCTTTACAGTCGTGACAGTTTCCGACGCGTCGGAAACAGGTTGTAGTTTTCCGACACTTGACGACATGCGATCACGAATCGTGATGATGGTCGTTCGTGGTAAACCATGAAGCCGAGAAACAACCGTCGGTGTCTGACCTGCCAATAAAGCAGCTTCGACCCGTGCGATTGTTTCCTCGTCGTAGATGTTTGGACGTGCCATGCTTCTATTCTGGCTCATCCTGGCGCACTCTGCGCCTATAGTGCAGCTGCCCGTGGCATAGATAGCACAACACCTGCACATCCTCCATCAGCTCACCACCGAGTCTGATGTAGGTGATGTGATGCACATCGAGCTTGTAGCCGTCCTCCTGTCGACGGCCACACTGCTCACATGTTCTACCTGATCGCTCGAGCGCCTTCGTCCGAATGTCCTGCCAGCGCTGACTCCGCATGTACTTGCGACGATAGTCGCGCCATGCCTCATCGACCTGGTCGCTGGACGCTCCGATGGCCTTGAGCAGACTGTAGGTGTTGGACCATGGCTTCGCCATGATGCTCCTTACGATGTTGTCCGTGTCCATGTGATCTCATCCTTGACCGGGTGATCTTCGCCCCACATCCAGTCAGTCGCGAACAGCGACTCAGGATCAAGTGTGAGGCCTTGTAGAGTCTTAGACTCTGTCCCTGTGTGCATCACGAATGCCTCGAAAAGGTCGGAGTATCGGATGTAGACATCGTGGTCAAAGCATACGCGTGTGATCGGTTTGCCATGCATCAAGTGTTGAATAACTTCAGAGAACTTCATTCGATAACCGTCCAATCTCTCGCCAGGACATCATTGCCTGACAATGTTGCGAAGCCCTTGCACCTCCACACGTTCGCGCCATCGAGCTCGTATCGCATGAGTGCAGCTTCTACCAGTTGAAGCTTGAAACGACCGCCATCACGCCACACAGGACGTCCTGCGCGCACTTCCGCAAGGATTGCCTCGAAGCTCTTACGGCCACCATGATTGTTTTGTTTCTTCCCGACAGATTCCTGGAACTCCACACGCAGTGAAGGTTCGCTCATCATCCATCGATTTATCATCATTATCGGATAACCGACGATTTCGGCTGCTTTGCTTCGTGTCTCACCGCTTGCAATGAGCTCCGCCCACTTGATCACGGTCGCTGTCTTTTCATCGAGCGAGATGTAAGGGTCCATTTTCTTGACTGGCCTGTCTGGAGTTTCTTCCCTGATCCATCGATGTAATGTCTTCTCTGACATATCCATAATCTCAGCTGTGCGTCGTATGTTGTGACCAGCAGCTCTCAGATCTTTGATTCGCACCATGAGGAGTTTTCGCTCCTCAATATTTGTGTTCTTCGACATTGATTCTCCCCTTCAAAGTAAAAGACCAGGCACACCGTTCGGATAGTGCGCCTGGTTCGTCAGCGAGTCGTTGGCAACCGGGAGAGGTTACTCGCTGGCGTCTTCACCGAATGGATCTTCGATGTCATCGGTCTTGATCGCTGGCTGTGCGATCTTGGTCAGTTTCTTCTTGGCTGTCACAGGAGAGACCGAAACGATGGCGTTGGTCATGTTGCCACGCGTGTTCAGTTTGGCGTCCACAGTGACCATCCACTGCTTCGCAAGCAGGTCATCGACATCGAGCTGGTGAAACTCTGCCTGTGTCAAGCGGCGCCCGAGCATGCCATCGAGAAGGATTGTCAGTGCTTGCTTGTCGTTGCCGTAACCTTGACGGGTGTACTTGAAGAAGCGGTAAGCATTGCCAGCAGAGTCGCCATACTCTGTGGTCTCAAACGTAAATTTGAAGTTAGGGACCATGACGTTCGGGTCGTCGTATGAAGGACGATCAACCGAGTCGAGGTTCGCCAGTCGGCAAACGTAAACGCCAGCAGGTGCTGACTCAAACTGTGAGCTGCCATCGTTGAACGTGGCATTTGAAAAGAAACCCATAACTCATTACTCCTTTGGTCATACGACCACTCTGTGACAGTGCTGGCTCAGTTACCAATCCAAAGGTGTTTCCACCAGCACCATCAAAGTTGACATTACCAAACATCAAACCACTTGTCAAACATAAAAGTCGATGCTGTACTAGCGGGCCAGCGTAAGCGTCCGGCCCGCAGGGACAGTTTCGACTTAAGACCCCTAAGCGAGCACACTTACATGCTCGCAGGGGGGGTTTCCAAAGGGGGGTTTTCTGTCTGCTGTTCCCGTTTTCTCATACTTAAGGGGGAACAGCACGGGAACAGCAGCGGGAACAGCAGAAATGGCCTTAAAGCATGCCTGTCGGACTGTACTGTTTTGCGTTCTTCGGACCCTTCTCAAACATCACAATCCGACTCGCTTCGAGGTCTGCTAGTGTGGCAATTACGACCGATCTGCGACTGCCACACAACTCGATCAGGCGTGACTGTGTGATGCCTGGTGAGTCACTGATGAGCTCAATGAGTTTCGTGCGGATCTCTTGTGTGATGACCTCGCTTCTGGCACCGGCGTCAAGTGTTCGCACCTGTGTCAAGCCATCCTCATCGCGAATCTCAAAGGTCACATCGATGGCATCCTCATCACTGATTAGACGGCCCTTAGTCACGAACATCCGATACAACCCGTTTGCCTGCTTCTCGACGCTGTAGGCCATGTCAGCAGCTGCGACAATCTCCGCAGCGCCGCGCATACCTTCGTGCTTGACCGTGCTGTCGGTGCCGCCCTTGCGATTGTGGTGAGCGATCAGGACAGTGATTCCATTGTCCAGGAGTTTCTTGAACGCATCGTAGAGTTTACGCATCTGCGAGTTATCATTCTCATCCATGCCATGGATGCGGACCAGTGAGTCGATGAGCACCAGGCCAATACCCTGCGACTGACAGTGCTTGACAATCCTCTCGACATCAAGCGGCTGGTCGAACCTGATGCCTACACGGTTTAGGTAGCCCATTCCCTCAGCCGAGCGCATTCCGAGCTTCCTGAGACGTTCTAAGACCTTCTGGACACCCATCTCCTCATCGAGGTAAAGGACGCGAGTCTGTGGAATCTCGAACTCGTTGAGCCACTTGCCACCAAAGCAACAGGCGCGAATCAGATCGCACATCACCCACGTTTTGCCGCTGCCTGGAGGTGATGATAGGTAGTGGAGTCCGCCAGTCGAGAGCACGTTAGGAATCAGCCAGGACTGTTTACCGAGCTTCTCCTCCTCGATCTCCATTCGTGTCCAGTCCCACACCTCCCAGGGAGCGAGAGTCTGGCCGCCAGGCAGGTCATCCGGCACGGTACCTGCTGCCCATTGTGACCAGAATCGACCGACTGTCTCGAGGATGACTTCGCGGTCCAGTGGCGGATCACAATATGTGTCGCTCCACCAGACCGCTTGCAGCTGTGCGACGTCGATGGTGTAGCGCTTTGCGCGAAAGAATCCGAGGAGTGTGACCAATGCGTTATTACGGCCACCGAAGGCGCCACCCGATGCCGGGTGAGGTTGCCACAGTTTGTCCCAGTGGTGCTCACCATGAGCGATGATGCGGGCATGCGTCTGCATGTCTCCGGCCACCATGAGCCGGAGGTCGTCCAGTGAAAGTTCTTCCATGTTGTTCCTAGTCCAAAAAAGTCTGCGTGTCCAGCGCAGTGGTTACGAGTTTACGACACTCTTCCGCATGTGCAACCATTCCCATACTTCGCATCTGCTCGATGCCAACGATGGTGTGATTGAAACAGTACAGCAGATAGTCGCCGTGCTTATACTTGCCGAGATTCCAGTTACCCCGCTCGCGCTTTGGAAGGTCCCCCGCTTTGGCGGCGACCAAAAGCCTCGACCACTCATCGCCCCATGGATGCGTGGTCTGTGTCTCCTCGACGATTCTGGAGGCCTCTGGCGGGTACTTCGCGAGTTCCACCAATCGAGGTAGTTCGCGATTCTTCCAGTTTAGAGTTCCAGGTATTCGTAATATTCGACTCGGGTTTTTACACTTGATGTCCGCAGCTTTTGAGAGTGTGAGCATCCAGCGTTCAAGCAGCTGCACGAACTCGCGCTGTTCTGTTGGCTTAGTCCCAATGCCAACCACTTTGAGTCGCCTGTAACAGTGGAGACCCTTCCCCGATCTAACCGCGACTGTGACTCTTTCAAGCGTTGCAGCCTGGTCCAGATCAGTAAGGTCATCGATGTCGCACCAAAGTACACCAGCAGTATGGACGTCATTGTCCCTTCCTCCTTTTCGCCAGCGTGGCAACACGCCGACGTAAACATCATCTCCAGCGTCACTCCACTGGATACACGCTTCGCCGATGCCAGTCCATTCGTCGACTGTGCGTGGAAGCTCGTAAAAGCGCATCTGCACTTTTCCCTGACACATCGTTCGGATCTCGACGAAGCCATCAGAGTACGGCTCGAACAGCCATGACAAAAATGTCACGGCCTGTGATACACGATTCATTATTTCCCCTTACAATCCTGCATGTCCAAGCAGGTTCCGACACATTACCGCAAACAACCGATGCAGCCCATCGAGATAATCGACGCCTATGGTCTCGACTTCAAACGAGGGAATGCTCTCAAATACCTCCTCCGTGCAGGTTCTAAACCTAACGAAGAGAAGAACGACGATCTGCTTAAGGCTGTCTGGTATCTCATCTGTGAGATGCACAGCATCGAGCTCGCCGATGAAATCAATCAACAGTTGTTAGTTGATTCCACTCGCGATGCCTAGATATCGACATGTCGCCTCGACTGCTTCGTCCCAGGAATAGGCGACAAACCAAAGATAAGCATCACCAACAGACTCACGAAACGCGATCTGTCCTGGCGTTAGTTTGTTTTTGCCTGACTTCATCTCGATCCACATCCCGCAGTGTTGCCCCATCTGGATCGGGATGAAGATGTCCCAGACGCCAGCCTTGAGTCCTTCGGACTTCATGCGGCCACCTGTGGCCTTGCTTCGATAGCCGCCATTCGGCACAGCGAAGATTGTTCCCAGGCGCGCATCGTTACCACTCATCACGCGGCACCAGTTGAAAAACGCGATCTGCTGTTCTGACTCTGTCATAGTTCCATCCTCTCAAAAATCTCCGCCAGGACATCAGCCCCAGCAGCCACACGAAGTTTGTCAATGGCGCGCACCTGGATCTGCCTGATGCGCTCGCGACTGTAACCAATTAGGATTCCAACGTCCTCGAGTGAGCGACCATCCGACAGACCGTCGAATCCAAAGCGAAGGCGTAGACATGCAATCTCGCGGTCCGTCAGTACTTCCATTACTGTTCGCAGCTGCGCGTAAAGAATCTCTCTGTCTAGACGGTCACCGACTGGAGGTTCATTCGACGGCATGAAGTCGTATCGACTTTGGCCGTAGGCATTTGGCTCATCGATACTCGAGACCAGCTTGACGTCGTGCTGGAGGATTTCCGTGAGCGACTTGACATCGAGTGATTCGATTTGCTTGTGAAGGTATCGCGGGTAAGTGTGCACGACCTCTCGGACGTACGCGAGCAGTTCCGCCGGTGTTGGAGTCTCACCGTGCTTTGCGATGTACTCCTGGCGCGAGACTCTGATGTGAGACAGCTTCGCGATGGCGTGTGACGGTAGACGGATGTCTCGACCACGACTCTCGACACCACGTCCAATAGCCTGCCGGACCCAGTTCGTGGCGTATGTCGAGAAGCGGTGACCGAGTGACGGGTCATAGCGCTGGACCGCGTGATGTAGTCCGAGCATTCCATCGGTCAACATGTCCTCGTGTTCGCATCCACGACCACGAAACTTCTTGGCGATTGCGCTGACCATTCGGACGTTGTGATTGACGAACTCAGCGGTCGCTTTGTCTTTGTCACGCTGGACACCACTCTGGACCATGCGTCCGAGAAAGAACTCCTCATCGGGCGTCAGGAGTCCAGTGGTGCTCGTGCGTCTACTGCCCCGATACTGTGACCATGTTGTGATGGCGTCAGTCACGAGCTTGCATCGCCTGATGTGCACGGTGATCTGGTGAGTTTGGCGTGTTCCAGTCGGACGCCATGGCGCATGCTGTCCACACAGCCAGGACAACCACGACGAAGCTGCCGAGCATCTGGATGCGGCGCTGGGTCCGGAGGCGGCGCTCACGCTTGAGCTCACGCTGTGAGCAGATGTCACAGATGCGATGTCCACGACCATAAGGCACCGCGTTCGTGCGATGGCATTCGATGCATGTAAGTTTGATGTTTCTTGTGTCCATTGTCCTAGTCCTATTCTGTCTATTGTGGGAGAGTCTGTCC